GGTGGACGGTGTGAGTGTTATGGTTCCGGCTGCGTATGTTGCGATCAGTGAGTATATGGTTCCAGAATTTACAACGAAGATCCTGTCCTGGTATATCTTCGTGAAGGATTCCCCATCAAGCGTGAGCTTCTTGATAAATATCTCTTTGAAGTTCTTATCCGATGCTCCCAGGGTGTCCCTGTTGTCCGTTGTCGGCAGCAGTGCGTAGTTTCCGAAGGTGATATCTTCCGCCGGGTTTGACGCATCCTCTATGATGCTCTTGTACTCTATCGGGCAGAAGTTTTCCTCTACCCATTTTATCTTGGCATATAACTCGACAGGATCCTTTTCGTTCACCTTGCCGAGTATGATGTATGTCTTTCCCTGCGGCAGCAGCGCTACCTTGTCCCCTACCTCCGGGAAGTATCCGTCTATATATGTGTACAGTTTGGTCGATGGTGCTCCGTCTCCGTATAGTTTGACATAAGCCCTGCCGCCAGGTGTTACGCTGCTGACTTCTCCGAGCTTTACGATCACGACTTCGGTGTTCTTGTCCTCGGCCTGTATCTGCTCTATTACGTTGTCAAATATCATAAGCCTACCGCCTTCCTGCACTGGTGTTTCATTCTTCCGCCTGTCCAGAGATCCATCTCCCAGGATATCTCCGTATACTTGCCCGCTATATCCAGCTCTTTGTCCTCGATATATAAGCAGTCGTTGTATTCGTGATTCGGCAGATTCAGGGTTTCAAAAACTATCTTCTGGTATACCTTGCTCTCTGCCATTACTCGTGCCACATATGCGTCAAGTGATCCCTGGTTTGCTATGTCTGAGACTGATGCTATATCCGTTATCACTCGCCCTCTGCTTACTGTTGACAGCTTGCTGTTCGGATCATCGTTTGTGACGGATGATATCATGAACTGCCTTTCTGCATTTTCAAGATAGCGGACTATCTTGTTCGGTGCTCCGAATATGTCCAGCTCTTCCTGTGCTCCCGGCTGTATGATGGATGCTTTGTCCGTTGCATAAAATGCATCGATGCTCCGTCCGTCCGGAAGCTCATACACTTTTGACCTCACCACTCCGTAGCTGTCTGCATATAGCGGATAATAGTTGATAGCTGCTAAAAGTTCATTACATGCGGCAAGCTTCGAGGTGCCGATCGGGAACTCCAGGGCGGTCACTGTCTCGAGCTGTGACGGCGCGATGTTTACCATGTTTATTCCTGCAGATAATACGATATTCGCTACCGCTGCAGTGTATGACGTTCCGGCAGGTACCGTGTATCTCGTGTCGAATCGGTCATCGTTCAGTATCTGCATTTTGTCGTAACATTCCACTGTCCTCTTTACCGCTCCGCCCTGTGCCTGCCTCTGTGGGCTTGACATGAGAAAAACTCCGAGGGGATATACCAGCATCCCTGTTTCGGTCTTTAGCTTCATGTATGGCCTTAGTCTTTCGGATGCGAAGTCTATCTCTTTGTCCTCGATGATCGTCAGCGAGCATGAGCGCTGAATGGTTGCGTCTATGTTATTAAAAATTTTGCAATCAGGGGAGTGTACCTCCCCGATTGCTACATCGTTTTTATCTAAGATGTCAAATCCGTATGTGACCGTCCTTGACGTTTTAAGAAGTGCCAGCACTTCGTCCCATGTATATCCGTTCTGTGCGAGGCTATACATTTATAACCACCTCCGTGTCGGCTATCCGTATAAACTGGATATCTGCCATGTATCCGTTATCCATCCATCTCTCGAAGCTGATGGGCGGCTGTATTGCTACCGGGAAGGCTCTCCCTGAATAATCCCTGTAATATATGCGGTTTTTCTTTTTCATTGCTGCAAGTCTCGGCTTCTCATCATTGGTTATGAATAACCTTGTTTTGAATGCTATTGACTCAAAGGCTCCATGCTCAACTACCGGAAGCTCTCGGCCTATGCAGTTATATACTGCGGTCTCTCCGGTATCGTCCTCGGCATATGGCAGGTATGTTTCCTCCGACTTGTCGATGATGAGCTCGTCATCGTCCGTCTCGAGCACGACAGCGGTCTTTCCGTAGCATATGCGTGCGGGTGTCGAGTCTGTATATCCTCCGCTTGCCCATGCCCTTACTATGTACTTGTAGGGTATGCCAAAGCTGAATGTCGAATCCGTGAACTCTCCGCCTGTCATCTTCCCCAGGATCTCTTCTTCGCCTGTCAGTTCATTTATACGAACTACCGCATAATTTGTGCTGCTTGCTGTCGTTGTTACGATCCTGACGTGTGTATCGTTCTGATAGAGCTGTATTGTCGGTGCTGTGGGGCCTGCTGCGTTTATCGTGAATGATTTAGTTCCCCAGTCTGACACCAGCCCTGTCGAGTTCCTGACTCTTACCTTTGCGGTATATGTACCTTTAAGGAATATATTAGGCTTGTAGCTTGCTGTTGATGATGCCACCGAATCGGTTATTATTACATTGTTTGTCGAATCGGTTATCTGTATGTCAAATGCGTTCTGGTCTGCTGTGGTCCATGTGATCTCTGTCAGTGCTCTGTTTGGTACGTTTGCGATCACTGGAGCTGCGGGCTGGCCTACTACGTTAAATTCTGCGATAGAAGAGTAATCCGATACTTCGCCGGCATCGTTCGTGCCTTTGATTCTCCACTGATATACTCCTTGCGAAAGTCCGCCGCTCAGCAGGTATGTGTGCGTTGTTTGTGTGAGGCTGACTACCGTCCAGCTCTCTGCGGTCTTTAGTTTGTACTCGAGCTGTACTGCTGCCTGTGTAGCGCCTGTGGTTGCTTCCCAGTTCCATGCGAAGAGCAGGTCTGTGTTCTCCGTTACATACGTCCCGACAGGGTATGACGGACTCGGAGGGAGCTGTGGCACGTCCTCGTATGTTACTGACAATTTCGTTTCGTAGTCTGTAAGTGATGCATTACCGATTCCGGCATATGCTCCATGCACTCCGGGCCATGCGTTTATCATTACTGTGAAATATGTCCCGTCAACGATGTTCTTTGCAAAAATCCCAGTTATATCTATATATCGCCAGCGTGGAAAGGTATCACTTGAGTATGCTGAAATTGGCTCTGCCTCTATGATGTCTCCTCGTTCTCCGAGTGTTCCCATATTGTTCCAGATAAGCTCATCTAAGGTGTCCCCGGTCTTATATGCTGACAGTCGGCATCCGTCGCCATAGCTCGTTTCTGATCCGCTTCGTGCTGTTGTATAAAATATCAGCGTTGCGCTAACAAAACGCTTATATCTAAGACTTGACGGAATAATAAATTGTGCTACCGCAGTTTCTTCGTTTGTGAAAATACTGCTGCGCATTAAATTGTCGGATGTGTGAGGAGTCTGGTTATTTTGATATATCCATGTACCCTTGCTTATGGTTAATAGTGATGATCCCATTTATGTCCTCCTCAGTCCCATTCTCTGCTGCTGTGCAAGCTCTACCACTCTGTTGAAGTCCTGCACGTTCTTTGCATCTATCGTTATGTAGTAGTTGTTAGTCTCGTTATTGTATCCGGCTGATTCCCTTGCAGGTGTTATCCTGGATCCTCTCGGAAGTGTTACCAGCTCCGGTCCTTCCTCGCCTACCCAGGTGGTACCGCCTCGCCAGTTATCTGTGCCTTGTGCGTTCCTTCCTACATTGTTCGTGGAATATGTCGCACTACTGATGTTTTTTGATATCTTGGCGGTCGTGTCCTCCATCTCCTGCATGCTCCGTCTGGCTTCGTCTGTTTTGCCTGTGAGCTGTGAGATCAGGAATACCAGGAGCGCTATGGCTGCCACTATTGCTATGATCACCGCTATGGTCTTTAGTGATGTAGCGTTAAATACCATCTGCACTCCGGTCTGTGCTGCCATTACTGTCGTTACTGCACCGATGGCTGTCACAAGCTTCCATACCAGGGCGATGATGCCGCCGACTGCTCCTATTACCAGCAGGGTTTTAACGTCTATCTGTGTCAAGAAGTCCGCTATGCCTTCCAGTATCGGCATGAGTGCTTCACCTAATAATTGCTTTATCCTGTCGATTGAAGCGTTCAGTCTCTGCATTGAATCGTTGAAGCTGGCGGCGGCATTCACTTCGTCCTCTGACATGATCAGTGAGTGTCTCTCTGCCTCGTCTCCGTATTCCTTCAGAGCCTTGCTTCCGGATTCTATCAAAGGTTTCAGTTCTTTGGCGCTCTTGCCGAATAACTCCATCGCCAGGGTGTCCATCTCGGTCTCATTCTTTACCTTGCCGAGTGCGTCTATAACTTCATAGAATACCTCGTTGGCATCCCTGAACTTGCCGGTGTTGTCGGTTGTCCTTACGTGGAGCTTGCGGAATGCTTCGGTCAGATCCTTGCTTCCGTTCCTGGCCTTGCTCATGTTCTGCTCCAGCTTGGTGATAGAGCTTGACATGGTAGAAAATTCCACATCCACGAAGTTTGCGGCATACTGCAGGCGCTGGATCTCTGTCGTTGTGAGTCCGGTCTGGCTGGATAATGTTTTCAGCTCGTCAGCGGTCTCTGATGTATCAATAGCGAATTTTGTCAGTGCTGCGAATGCTGCACCGATACCGATTGCCAGTCCCTTCATGGTATCGTTCAGCTTCTTGTTTGCCTCATCAAGTCCGCTTGTCTGTTTCTGTGTCTTTATCAGCTCCCCGTTTAACTGTTCGAGCTTTGTGCGCTCGTTCAGGAGCCTCTTGTCCAGTTCGTCTATTTCCTTCTGCGATGCGTTCTGCGATGCCATTGCCGCATCGTATGCCTTTTTTGCTTCCTCTACCTTCTGGTTCTGCAGGGCTATCTTCTGTGTCAGATAGTCCTCTTTGAGTGCGAGCTGGTCGGTCTCCGTTCCGTAGTTCTTTGCCTCCGCTGTCGCTCTCTTGAACTCCGCATCAAGAAGTCCCATTTTTCTGTTTACCTCGGTCACTCCTCCGGTAAAATTGGAGTAATCAAGTCCGAGGTATATTGTTCTCTTATTTGATGCCATAATTCCTCATAACCTCCTTGATGCTATGCGCAGTCCCGGATGGCTGCGGCTTCCTGCCTGATAATGCCGCCGCCTTCCTCTGCTGTTCTTCGCTCCATTTTTCTATCAGATATACAACCTTTGAAAGTGTAGAACTGAAGAAGCTGTCCTCGTCCATGCCGAGCTTGACCGTGTACAGATAATAGAGCAGGTCGAAGTCTATCTCTACTTCCCCAGGATCTGCGCTATCAGTTTTTTTGTTTCTTCATCGCCTCCAACAGTTCCGACAGATTCCTCGAAGGTCTTTACTATCTCGGTGATGTTCTGTATGCTCATATTTGAAACGATCTCACGCGCTTTTTCCTCGTTATAATCGTCATTGATGTCTTTTCCTGCGGCATACACTATGGCTGCTGCCATCTCTGCTATGCCCTTTTTCATAAATTCCTTTAGTCCGCCCTCAACCTCCTGCATATTGACCAGGCATCTAATATCAAAACGGAGGAGAATAGATTCCCCTCCGTCAAATTGAAGTTCTATTTCGGGAGCGGCTTTGCAAGTCATAACTTTCTTAGCCATGTATTGTCTCCTTTAAATGTCAGGTGATGCTTTGAATGCTGTCTGATTAGCTGTCGTGAAGTCGGCATCGTCTGTGTCTGCCATCTTCATGACTGTCTTATCCAGCTCTCTGCGTACAAATGTCATGTTGACTGTCTCTGTCGAGAATGTGATATTGTCCTCTCTCTGCTGAGCTGTCACACCGATGGGCTGTGCTGTTCCTGCCAGAAGCCATACAGCTTCGTATCCTCCGTCATCGTGCTCTACCTCGAAGTAGATAGCTGTCTTTGGCGGCTTGTCGGTTGTCTTATAGCTTGTTACACCCTTCGCGTCCTTTGAGATTCCTAACAGGGCTACCTTGTCCGCCTGGGTGAGCTTGTCGATACCAAACTGGAGCGTAGCACCGTTTACAAGTGAGATCTCGCTTACCTTCTCACCGTCTCCGTAAAGAGTACCGGATGCGCTGGTAAATGCGATCTCGACATTTCTCAGAGTAGGCATATCCACAGGAGTCCCGATTGTATATGCGCTGCTTGAATCTGCTGTAACGCTTGCACGCTTGCAGTTCTTCACATTAATGCGGTATCCCATTCTTTTAATCCTCCTTTGTTGTCTGATAACTGGTCATAAACTCCAACAGGTACCGAAAGCACCGGATATCTGTATACAGTCCTTATGACCGCTCTGTATTTTTTTGCTGTTGTATCGTAGTACGTTTCCACATCCGGGGATGTTATGTCCGGCTGTGAATCCATCGCTATCAGTAAGTCCTGGACTGCATCATCCCTGGCGCTTTTCTCTTTATACCAGAGATTGATTGTCGCTTCCGCGGACCGCATTACGCATTTACCGTCCCCGAAGAGTGCAGGATTGAGCTGCAGCACCTCTAAGGTCGCTCCGGGGTATACGATGGAGTCCTGACCTTCAAAAACGGGGATAGCTAAGGTATCCTCTATGAGCTTTTTCAAATCTGCCTCTGTCATGCCTTAACCATCCTCCCTTCCAGATCATCCATGATTTTGTTTATTTCCGTCTCTGCTTCCTTCATTGCCTTGCTCGTGAAGTGTATCGCAGGAGTGTGGACCGTTCCGTCCGGATTCCTTGTCCCATCGTCCAGCATGTGCCACTTGTATGCGGTTGTCTTTCCTCCGTGGATGGTTACTCCGGTCACTCCGGTCTTTTTCTTCTTGCCATGTACTGTGACCTTGACATCGGATTTCATGTGCTTGTAGCCTGGGCCTGCTTCGTCAGATTTGGGAAGAGCTTCCTCCACCTTCTTCTTGATTATCTTGCCCGCCTTTGCCATGAACTCCTGCTGCTCTGATTCCAGCACCTTCTCGCTCCTCAGTACGTCCTGAATGAGTCCGTTCAGTGCCTCGCTGTATTCGAGATCTACTGTCATAAGCCTACCGTCACTTCTATCGTTGCGTTGGTCGTCTCGTAAGTCCTCAGTATGTTGAATTTTTCGCCCTGGTATATCAGCTCTGTCGGTCTCGACACCGTGACCGTCTGGTCCTCGTTGTCTGTCCTAATCAGCGCCTGCTCGTACTCGTCCACGTCCATTTCAAAGACATACGTGGGATTGATACCTACCTGTACTGCGGCATAAAATTCGCGGTATCCTACGGACTTCCTGGTGCAGAATACTTCGGTCTCTGTCCTTGTAACCTGTGCGCCTTCGGCTGTGAGCGTCACAAGCTTGGCGATATCATTATGTACCATTCGTTACCTCCCCGGGAGTCTGTCCCGTGCCGGGTATCCTTGCTGACTTCCGGATCGCATCGAGCTGATAATCGAAAGATTCCCCTGCGGCTTCCCTGATCCGCTCGTCTGTCGACAGATTTTTCAGGCAGCCCTGGACTATACAGTCAACTATGAGCGGGGTGTCGGAAGTGGCTACGGTATGAGACACTCCGGCGCGCTCAATCTCTGCCCTTGACCAGTCAATGTATCTCTGTATTTCTGTATCCAGTGAAGTGCTTTTCCATCTCAATGCGAGCCTTACTGTGTCTAAAATAGCCATATTTCCTCCAATTTCCCGGGAGGTTTTACGCTCCCGGGATAGATTTTTTATTACGAAGCGGTAACGGTCACGGTGTAAGTGGTGGATCCGTCATCGCCTGTTACTTCGATTACTACCTCATTCTCGCCTTCCTCCCAGGTTACTGAGTCGCCACTTTCGATTTCTACATCGTTAGCGGTGATCACTACCTCAGCGTCGGCGCTTGTGGGTGTGGCTGTAACCTTATTTGATGCGTTTGTAGTCGTAACTTCGTACTCCGTTACGTCCGGATCAAATGTCGGGGTAAGTGTAAGCGACCCAATCGTCAGCCCCGAGAGGGTCTTACTTATGGGGTTACATCCAGCTTTGCGAATGCCTTAGGAGCAAGCAGTGAGCACTCGAATCTTGCGTAACCGCTGTAAGTGATAACGTGCTTCTTGATATCCTTGGCTGATTCAACCATGATATCCTGAACCATGTTTCCTACAACCTGATTGGGATCTCCGAGCCAAATAAGGTCAGCGCCGATTGCATCCTCTACCTTTACAGGGAAGCCTGCAAGGAATCCGCGGATCTTTTCGTTCGCATCATGCTGGAATACAGGGCGGCCTGTGGTATCAACCATGCCAGCGATGTGCTTATAGATTGTTTTCTGATTTGCATAAAATACGATGTCATCAGCGTTCTCTAAAACTGAGAGTGCGCCAGTAACGTCTGCCCATGTGAGCTTGCCGCTTGTAGCTACATCGAGGTCGTTGCCTGTGCTGTAGTAGTCGGTGCCGAGCTGTGCGATTACGTCAGCGGCTAAAGCTGCACCGAGACGTTTTGCAATTTCATTTGTAATAAAGCTCTCGAATGAGTCAATAGACATAATACCGAGCGCGTATGAGATATCTACATACTTTGCGAAATCCTTACCAGAAAGGGTAACCTTTGCGAAGGTGTTGTTTTCTGCGTCGGAAGGTGCAGCATTCTCGTTTACGGTACCAGCATCACCTGCTGCAATAGCGGTATGCTTTGCAACTTCGAGGACTGTTCCGGTTCTGTAAATGGTGATATCACCGAGGATTGCATGTTTGCCTTCGATGAGCTCCCAGATCCTGTTTAATAAAGTTGTGGGAACTGTATATCCTGCGCTCTGGCCTGATGTGGTGCCGGTTGTATGAACGAAGTCTGTTCTCTGCTCCTCCTCTGCTGTCAAAGGTAAGCCGAGCATGTACTTGCTCCATGCGGTTCTGTATTCGTCAGAATCAACAGAGAATTTTCCTCTTGCCTCGGGTGCGGTTGCTGCTAAAGGCATAATTACGGTCTCAGGCTGTGCCTGTCCTGTTGCCAGTGCCTGTGCGTTTGCGTTTCTGGTCTCCATAGCCTCGATCACCATCTTGCGTGCTTCAAGTGAAGCGATTTCGCTCTTGTATGCTGCGATCTGTTCCTCTGTTAAGTTGCCGGCATCAAGCGCTTTTCTGATCTCGCCGAGCCTTGCTAAGATTTCCTGTAATGTCATCTTTTTTCTCCTTTTCTTGTGATTTTGTCTATTTTATTTTTCAGCTCATCGATGGCTTTCCGTTTTTCCTCAGCCTTAAGAAGTCGCTCCGCTTCAAGCCTGGCGATTTCTCCATCCTTCAGGCTCCTGGCTGAGATTTCTGTTCCATCGTTTGCTGGTCGGGAGACTGCAGATACGTCATAGAGCTTGTCTATGCTCTTGATCGTTCTTGTGTAGATTGTTTTATCGTCTACATGCTCCTCCCGTATCTCATCGGCTT